GCTGCTCAATATATTACAGAAATTATCTGTGAAAAAAAAGCTCAAATCAATAAAGAAGATTTGCATTATAGGTTTTGGGTAACAAAAAAATGGGCTACCTTCTATAGGAACCAAATAGCTACTGCTAATAAGTTAACACAAACATATGATCCAGTGGCAATAGTCAAAGCTTTAAATAGTCCTAAGACTAAAAACATGTATTCTTTAAGAGCTCCCTTTTTTACTAAGGTTATAGAAGAAGAAGAAAAGAAGCTTAAAGCCAAGAATACAGAATTAACACAAAACATAGAACGCAAGGAAAACACAAAATTTTTGAAAGCTAATTTTCATCCAAAAAAGAAGAGTATTATATCAAAACTAAAGGAACTTGATAATGAGTAATGTACAAAAAGATATCATCAAAACATTTGGAGATAACATTATATTGACAGGAAATGCTGTTATCGAAACAAAGAATGTAATCATTCCTGTTAGTCCAGTTGTTGATATGATACTAAATGGAGGAATTCCAGAAGGATCTTTTGTTATTTTAACCGGACAACCAAAATGCGGCAAAACAACAACTTCTTTAGACTTTGCTGGTACAGCACAGGATAAAAAATATGCTTATGGTTCTTTTAAAGACGGAAGAGAAGTGTACTATCTAAACATTGAAGGTAGACTAAAAAAAAGAGATATTCAAGGAATACCTCATTTAAACCCAGAGAAATTCCATATCATTGGTTCTCAACAAGGCAAAATCCTACATGCAGAAGAATATCTACAAATAGCAGAAAAAATCATTAATGAAGTCCCTGGTTCTGTTGTGATCATCGACAGTTATTCTGCTTTATGCACAGAAGCAGAAATTACCAGCGATATGAACAAGATGCAACGAGCAGATGGCGCTAAGTTGCTGGCTAAATTTTGCAGAAAAGTCGCTAATGTTATTCCTGTTAATAAAAATATTGTTATTGGTATTACTCATTTGATGGGTAATCCTACTGGTTATGGTGCTGAATTTAAAGAGAAATCTGGACAGGCTGTTGCTTATCAAACAGATATTAAACTAAGAGCCAAAAAGTTTAGTCCTTGGACAGTAGGAAATAATACCTCTCCTATAGGACAAGAAGTAGAATGGCAAGTTGTTTGCTCTGCTCTCGGCCCTCCTGGGGCTACCATGACTAGCTATATAAGATATGGTCAAGGAATAGACAGACATACAGAAATTTTAAATCTGGCTTCTGACATAGGTTTGGTTCATAAAGCAGGAGCATGGTTTACTTTAACAACTGTTGAAGACAAGCCTAAGTTTCAAGGGGCAGAAAAACTAAGACAGTATTTAATAGAGAATCCAAAAACTTATGAAGATTTAGTTAAGAGCGTTAAAGAAACAATGGGTATTTCTGATGCAGGTTAGAGATTTAGACGACAATTATTCAAAGTGGCACTTGACAGGAAACATTGCCTATGGTACAACTAATAAGTCAGATCTCCATATCAGAGCAAGAGGAGTTTTGAATCGGCAGTATCCTACGTTACAAATACTAGAGGAAGTTCCTGTTTCTGTTAGAAAAGGAGAAACTCTGTATCTGGACTTTTATTTGCCGCTGAAAAAGATATGTTGTGAAGTTCATGGTGAACAGCATTATAAGTTTGTTCAATTTTATCATAGCAATATGATGGGATTTATTAAGGCTCAAAAAAGAGACAGAGAAAAAGAAGAGTGGTGTGAAATCAACGGTATTAAATACATAGTATTTCCTTTTGATAAAACAGATGATGAATGGAAAGAGATATTAAATAATGGGTAGAACCTCAAAAGAAGAAGTTGCTTACTGGGATGAAATATTAGACAGTTATGAGAAAGGCCTCGGTATGCCTACTTATAATGGTCAATTAATGCCTGAAGAGGAATTACAAAATTACTTGACAATGAATCGAGATGTGTTAGAAAGTATGACACCAGAAGACTGTATCCAAATTTCTTATAGGCTGGGTCAGTTTTCTTTTCATATTCAAAGAACACTTAATAGAGAAATAGCAAGACATAACTGGGCAGAAGAAACTCTAAAAGAAGTCATAGCCGATGAAATCAATAACTACAAAGGCTATGGATATTTAGAAAAAAGCATACAAGCAATCAAACATAACGAAAAAGCTACAGCATTAAACAATATTAAAAAATACGCGAAGCAAAGAATGGATAGATTAAGTTATATTGCAAACAACATTAAAAATTTATCAGATATTATGATCATGGTAAATAAATCTAAAACAATCAACATCAACAATAAGTAAGAAAGTTTTCAATGGCTTTATGTGATACAGCAGCGGAAAGGGCAGTTCTAGCAGGAATATGTTCGTATGAAGACGAAGCATATTTGGAGATTTCTGATTTGATCTCAGAGTCTTCTTTTACTGTTGATAGTAATGCTGTAGTGTACAAATGTATTAAGCACATTTACGAAAAAAATGATTCGTTAAAAATAGACATTCCGTCCATATATTCTGCTGCATCAGAACTTGGCTTGTCTTCATTAATAACAAGCAAAGAAGAAGCACAGCATTTAAAAGCTATTATAGACTTTCCAGTTAGCAAAGAAAATATCAGAAAGTTTGCTATCAAAATTAAAAAGCTGGAAATAGCACGAGCCTTGCATAAAGAACTTGAATTAACTCAAGAAAAGATTCTAGATGTAAAAGGTTCTGAACCGATTAGTTCTATCATCGGACTAGCAGAAGAGACTGTATTAAATTTCACAAACAGCTTAAACGATACTGACAACAACCCAGTATTGCTTGCCAAAAATATTGATGACTACTTACAAAATCTTATTGATAACCCAATTGATCAAGTGGGTATTCCTACAGGCTTTCCAGTATATGATCATTCAATAGGCGGGGGATTAAGAAAAGGAACGGTCAATGTTATTGCTGCGAGACCAAAAACTGGTAAGACATTACTAGTTGATAATATGGGATACTACATAGCCAAAAACGGCGTTCCTGTATTAAATATGGACACAGAAATGTCTCAAGAAGATCATGTTAATAGGATTATTGCTATGTCTACAGAAACAGACATGAAAGACATAGAGACAGGAAAGTTTAATTTATCTGATGATAAAAAAAGCAAAGTCAAAAAGGCTGTTGAAGAATTTAAAAGTTTGCCAATTTATTACAAGTCAATTGCTGGCAAGCCCTTTGACGAACAGTTATCTATTATGAAAAGATGGGTAATGAAAAATGTAGGCTTAAATGACGACGGTTCAGCAAAAGAATGTGTGATTTTTTATGATTATCTGAAGCTTATGGATACACAAGGTATGTCGCAAGACTTAAAAGAATACCAAGTTCTAGGTTTTATGATGACACAATTACATAATTTTTCTGTACAGTTTCAAGTGCCTATTGTTGCTTTTGTTCAGTTAAATAGAGACGGCATTACAAAAGAAAGTACAGACACAGCCAGTGGATCAGATAGAATTATCTGGCTTTGTTCAAACTTTACTATCTTCAAGCGTAAAAGCGATGAAGAAATGGCAGAAGACGGCCCATCTAATGGAAACAGAAAACTCGTTCCAATTATTAGTCGTCATGGTGGTGGCTTGGATGATAACGATTATATTAATTGTTATATGAAGGGTTGGTGTGCAAAAATTGTTGAGGCTAAAACTAAACTAGAACTTGCTAATAAGAATTCACCTAAAGAAGGATTTATAGTCGATGGTAACAATGAAACAGAAGACGAAGAAATTCCGTTCGTATAATCAAGCAGAATTGAAACTTGTTTGTGATAATCTTTGTGACAACATAGAAGATTTATTTGATGTTTTTCATTTAGATGCAAAGCTCAATCAAAAAATGTATACTATGTGTTGTCCTGTTCATGGAGGAGACAATCCTTCAGCTTTTAATATTTATCATACTGGAGATAGATACAGAGGAAATTGGACATGCAGAACTCATGGCTGTGAAAAGGTTTTCAAACCATCAATTCTTGGATTCATTAGAGCGTTGTTGTCTATAGAAAAATATGATTGGCAACCGAACGACAATGAAACTAAAATGTGTCCATTTGGAGAAGCTGTAGAATTTTCTCTGAATTTTCTTAACAAGAATCTCAAGGATTTTAAAGTATCAAAAACTCTACAGGAAAAAAATAGATTTGCACAAATTGTAGAAAACATAGCGATAAAAAACGAAAATAAACCCAAGGCAATTAAAAGAGAATACGCACTATCTTCTCTAGTAATCCCTGCTCAATACTATATAGATCGTGGATACTCGAAAGAAATACTAGAAAAATATGATATAGGTTTGTGTGTTAAAAGAGATAAAGAAATGTATGATAGAGTTGTAGCTCCGATATATACAGATGATCATAAATTTGTAATTGGATGTACAGGTAGATCTATTTACAATAAATGTGATGAGTGTGGTAGTTTTCATAATCCTGATCACAGCTGTCCTGATAAAACACAACTATGGAAACATAGCAAATGGAAACACAATAGTGGTCTTAAATCCCAAAATCATCTATATAATTTTTGGTTTGCCAAAGAACATATCTATAAAACTTCTACCGCGATATTGGTAGAAAGTCCTGGTAATGTATGGAAACTAGAAGAAAACAATATACATAACAGCGTAGGAATTTTTGGATGTTCTTTAAGCGATAGACAAAAAGTTATTTTAGATAGTTCAGGAGCTATGAATATAGTGATATTAACAGACAACGATGAACCAGGACGCAAAGCTGCTGAACAAATAAAAAAGAAATGCGAAAAAACATATAATATTTATCAACCATCAATCTCTAAAGCAGATGTTGGAGAAATGACGTCCGAAGAAATACACAAGGAAATCAAATCTTTTCTGGAGAATTTAATATGAGTATCATAGCTTTCGCTGGTCGCAAACAATCTGGGAAAAGTACGTTGTGTACACAGGTTGTGAATTTTATCTATGATTTGGAACAACTTGAAGACCAAGCGGTTATTTACAACTTTGCTGATCCTCTTAAGAATCTTTGTATGGATATTTTGGGTTTGTCGTTTGAACAATGTCACGGTACAGATGATCAAAAAAATGAACTTGTAAACTGTTATAAAGATGGTAATCAAATGACAGCAAGACAAGTATTACAAACAGTCGGCACAGAATCCTTCAGAAGCATACAACACAACGTGTGGGCAGACGCTACAATTCGTAGAATTCAACAAGACAATCCTTTAGTGGCCTTAATTGGGGATTGCCGCTTTCCAAACGAAGTAGAAGCGGTCAAAAAAGCAGGTGGCACAGTTATCAAACTAACAAGAAATCTCTACAACTCCGACCACGCCAGCGAAACAGCACTTGATCCAGAAAATTACGATCAGAGTAATTTTCATCTTGTAGTTGATAATCAAAACATGACTATCGAAGAACAATGGAGAGTTGTTATCAGCTACATATTACAGAATAAGAGGTTATAATGGTAAAACTAAAAATTAGCCCCATAGAAAGATTTCATACCAAATACGAGATTGATCCAATCACAGGATGCCATAACTGGATTGGAGCTAAGGTATATGGCTATGGAAAATTTTGGGATAACAAATCATATCGTGTTCATCGTTGGATTTATGAATACTTAAATGGACCTATACCAGAAGGATTGATAGTTAGACATAAATGCCACAATCCATCCTGCGTAAATCCAGAACACCTAGAACTCGGAACACAGCAAGACAACATGAATGACAAGGTCAAAGCAGGAAGATCGTCTAAAGTAGGAACAAAAGGAGAAAAACACCCTCTAAGCATTCTAACAGAACAAGATGTGATACTTATTAAGAAATTCTTGAAAAGACACAATGGACATGGAGTTAATACTTTTTTGGGTAGATGGTTGAATGTGTCTCATAAAAATATTTCTGCGATTAAACATGGAAAAAGCTGGAGCTGGTTAGAAGTATGATAATAACCTACCTAAGAAGTTCCAGTTATGGCACTCATAGTATGTGCGAGCAGCAATACTTTATCGAGTATAATCTGGGCTTAAGATCTCCATCTAATCAAAAAGCTGATAAAGGAACGATTGTTCACAAAGTTATGGAAATTCTTGCGGATATTTCTGTAGCAGCAGCTAAAGGTGAAATGTTTATCCGTGATGAAATGTGTGGAGAAATAAATACCATAGATCATAATGTTGAACAAATAACAGAGCAAGTTTATGAGTATTATACTAGTAGATTTACGCATCATCAATGGAAACCTTTAGATCTCAAACATTGTAAAGATTGGGTTAATAAGTCATTAAAATATAATAATGGCATGCTTGATCCTAGAAATCAAAAAATCATTCAACCAGAACAACATTTTGACATACAAATCAAAAAACCTTGGGCTAAATATAATTATGATGGTATAGAAGGATATCTAGCCATAAAAGGAACAATAGATTTAATAGTAGAACCAAGTCCAGGAACATTAGAAATAGTCGACTATAAAACAGGCAGAAGATTAGACTGGGCTACAGGACAAGAAAAAACATTTTCTAAACTACAAAAAGATCCACAACTTAGAATCTATCACTATGCTGCTAGCGTATTGTATCCAGAAATAGATCATGTGATGGTAAGCATTTACTATATTAATGATGGTGGTGTTTTTACCATGTGCTATGATAAAACAGATCTTCCTGAAACGGAAGATATGATTCGTAGAAAGTTTGAAGAAATAAAAAGATGCAAAAGACCCAAGCTAAACAAAAGTTGGAAGTGTACAAAGCTTTGTTATTTTGGCAAAAACTATTTTGAAAACCCATTAATAGAATATAGGGACGGATACACTTGTGAAAATGGCGAACCTATGACAATGTGCGAACAAATTAGACACGATATTGATCTCAAAGGAATAAAAGAAGTAGTTGACGAATACAAGGTTGAAGGCTATAATGTAGAGCACTACAAGGCTCCTGGAAGTACAGAATAAATTGGATCAAAAATATGAAAACATATATACCTTTGCATGTTCATAGTCATTTTTCTTTATTGGACGGTCTTAGCAAACCATCCCAAATTGCTGATAGGTGTTCAGAAATAGGAGCATCTTCTTGTGCTATTACAGATCATGGAAAT